TACCCATGTTAAGGGTACACCTTGTCCAAGACCTTTTAAAGAAGGTGTAGTAGCAGAAAAACTAGGGCCTAAATCTAAACCGGAAACATACATAAAAGACTTCAAAAAATCAGATGCTCCTCAATTTAAAGGAAAATCAGCAGAGAAGAAAAGGCAAATGGCCATAGCAGCTTATATGTCAAACAAAAATGAAGCATTAGATGCAGTAGGAAAAGAGGATGACGATATTAACAATGACGGAAAAGTCGATAAAACAGATAAGTACCTAAAACACAGAAGAGATGTTGTTTCTAAAAAACTGTCAGAAGGAGCAATAAAAGATTTATTTAAAGACCCAATGCAGGCTGCAGATGCTAGAGGATGGATTAGAAACCCTAAACTATCAGATACTGAAAAAAGAGATAAAATTAAATCTGTAATGAAAGATCCTTCTAAGTTTAATGACTTAATGGATGCTTTTACAGATGAATTAGGAAACGTAAAAAATGCAATCTCTAAAAAAGAACTAAAAGAAATAATGCTAGAAGCATACGTTGAAATTCTTCAAGAGGAAGAAGGAGCAGTTCTTAAAACATCTACAGAAGAAATACTAGGAAAATTTCCTACAGTTAAAAAAGCATTAGTATCTTTATTCACACAAGAATATCCAGAATTTGTAACAGATGTAAGATGGGTAGTACCAAAACCTTCCACATTCGCAGTTGATCTTAAAAATGGTCAATCATTCAATATTAAATGGATGGGTAAAGGATTTGAAGCACAAATTGAAGGTAAAAAATACTATTTAGATAAATTAGCAGAATACCAACAAGCGTTAGATAAGATAAACGATCTTCTTAAAAACGGACCGATTACAACTGGTGAAGAACCAGGTGGAGAAGAGTTTGGAGCACCAGCAGCAGAACCAGCAGCCGGAGGCGGAGGTGGTGGAGACTTTCCAGGTGGAGAAGCCGGAGGCGGTGAAGAACCAGCACCTGAAGGTGGAGAAGAAGGCGGAGAAGCAGCAGCAGCAGAATTTGAAGAAGAAACACCAGAAGCACTTTAATAAAAATAAGTTATGAGCGTAATAGATAAAGTAGTTAACGAATGGGCATTCCGATGTAAGAAAGGATACCCAGATATGAATAATCCTGATGATATGAAAATATTAAAAGAGATTTATTCTGAATACGGGGTAGTATTAGAGGAAGAAAAGCCTAAGGAGGAGGTTGATAATCAAGCTTTGTTATCACAAATAGCAACACTACTACAGGCTGAAAAAGGAAATAGTAAGCTTCTAACAAGAATCTATAGAACATTAACTTCAAACCCTTCTATTGATGCACTTAAGCAAAAATTAGAGGATGCAGGTATTGGGAAAAACACTTTTGATAATAGAAATTTATTTAATGAAATAATAACAATTTTACAAAAAGGAGAAAAGAGCGATATAGGAAGTTTAGTAAAATACTTAGAGCAATCTAAGATACCAAAAGAGGGTAATATCTATACACAAGTACCTGAACTCCCTACTCAAAAACTGCAAGCAATAGGTAACCTAACAGGTGCTAAAGGAACTACAGCTATGGGAAAAGGAGAGATACTATTCCCATTAATATTCTCAGATATTAAACTTAGAATCAGTGATGCAGGAGATTTTACTAGAAATGGTAAAACCGTAGAACTGAAAGCCATTGGAGTCGGGAAAGAGGGCAAACAATCGGGTGGAGGAAGGTTTGGAGTTGCAAGAGCGTTTGAAAATTACGAACCCCTTAATACGAATGTAGCAAAAGGTTTTAGCCAAGCTATGAAAAACGATTACCTTTCCTTCTCAGAAGAGGAAAAAGATAAACCACTTTCTAATATTAATAAGTACATACAGAAGATATATCCAGGATCCTCTCAAGTTGTAGATAAAAGTAATATACAATCACTTAATATTCTTTTACAAAAAGCAGCCATAGAGAGTTACGTCTCTATAAAAAAAATAGATGAATTTCTACTTTTTAACCCCATTACCGGAGATTTCAAACTAATAACACCAGCAAAAGCATTAGTAGACCTTGCAGGCACCCCGGAAGTAGGTCTTACTACCGCTACAGTACCGCAATTAATATCTTTTAACTAAATAACAAACTATTTATAAACAAAAATAAAACACAATGGCAGATAATTTTAATTTAAGAACATTCTTAACAGAGAATAAACTTACAAAGAATACACAAATTCTTAAAGAAGGAAGTGATTACGGATTTGATGAAGTAATGGATGCAATAGCAGACGACTTTACACCAGGTACCCCTGAATTTCAACAAATGGAAGATGCAGTACAAGATGCATTCCACAACGGACAAGTAGACACTTCAGAATTTAGTCACGATCCATCAGCTCCAGGTAGAGAGATGAGAGCAATTGCTAATCAAATTGGATTAGGTGACGAACAAGCTAATGACATCGAACAAGCACAACACGATATTGAAAGACAATTTGAAGAAGGAGTAAACGAAAGTACTTTAACTGATAAAGAAAGACGTCTAGTAGAGATGGTTCAAGATGCTTTAGGAGAAGAAAATGTAGACTATACAATGGGACGTCAAGACGATCCAAACCAACTTCCAAATCCCGCTCCAGAATTAAACATTCCAGAAGGAGAAGAAAGCATTGAAGAAGCAAAACCTCTTCCAAAATACAATTCAATTGAAGAATTGATGAAAGAGATTGAGAACGGAACTAACGAAGCAGCTCATAAATACAAAATGGATGAGATGAAAAGAGTTTACGAAGCACTAGAGGCTAAGGTAGGATCTTTAGAAGAAGGAGAGCATGCTGAACACATCGATCAAAAAGCTGTTAAACAAATGCGTAAAGATATTGCAGCATTAAGAAAAGCAGAAGAAAAACTAAGAAAAGAATTCGACAAAAAATTCACAGGTAAAGAGAAAAAAGAAACTCCTAAAAAAGATAAAGAAGTAGTAGCTTTACAAGAGGGATTTGACTTAAGAAAATTCTTAGCAGAAAACAGAAAATAGTATCATTGAATAAGTAAACAAGCCCACTCAAAAGGTGGGTTTTTTTATATCCACATATTTATAATATATAAGTATATAATATGTCACAACAAGATATCAAACAAATAGTTGCACAAGAGTATATAAAGTGTGCAAAAGACCCGGCTTACTTCATGAAGAAGTATTGCTACATACAGCATCCAACTCGAGGTAGAATTTTATTTAACCTTTATCCATTCCAAGAAGGAGTATTACATTTATTCAGAGATGAAAAGATGTTGATAACTCTAAAATCAAGACAGTTAGGAATCTCTACATTAGCCTCAGCCTACGCTTTATGGTTAATGATCTTCCATAAAGATAAAAACGTATTAGCATTAGCAATTACTCAAGCAACAGCTAGAAACCTTGTAACTAAGACGATTTTCATGTATGAGAATCTACCAAAATGGTTACAATTACCTTTTACAGAGAAGAATAAATTATCATTAAGACTTAAAAACGGTTCTAAAATAACAGCTAAATCATCTAATGCAGATGCTGCCCGTTCAGAAGCGGTATCTCTATTATTAATAGATGAGGCAGCTTTTATTGATAATATCGAAGAAACATTTACTGCAGCACAACAAACACTTGCAACAGGGGGTCAATGTATGGCTCTTTCTACTCCAAATGGTGTAGGAAACTGGTTTCATAAAACATGGGAAAAAGCAGAAGCAGGAGAGAATGGATTTGTACCTGTTAAACTAAAATGGGATGTGCATCCTGAAAGAGCACAAGACTGGAGAGATGAACAATCAAGACAATTGGGGGAGAAACATGCCGCTCAAGAGTGTGATTGTGACTTCCTATCATCTGGAGATTCGGTAATAGAGGTTGAAAACATGGCTTTCTACGAAGAGACATATGTAAAAGATCCAATGGAGAGAAGAGGAGTAGATGGAAATCTATGGATATGGGAATCACCTGACTATAGTAAATCCTACATGGTTGTTGCCGATGTCGCTAGAGGGGACTCTACCGATTACTCTGGCTTCCACGTCTTTGATATTGAAAGCTGTACACAAGTAGCAGAATACAAAGGTAAGATTTCCCCAAAAGAATACGGAAACGTATTGGTAGGAATAGCAACAGAGTACTGCGATGCACTTCTAGTAATAGAGAATGCCAATATTGGATGGTCAACAATCGAACAAGTAATATCCAGGGAATATAAAAACCTATACTATTCATCTAGATCAGATACTGAAACAGTTGAATCTTATATGGCTAAATACGAAAGAGATAAGCTAGTACCAGGATTTACAATGTCTCTTAAAACAAGACCTTTAGTAATAGCTAAAATGACTGAATACGTAAGGGAGAGATCAGTAATACTACAATCTAAACGATTGTTAGGAGAGATGAGGGTATTCATATGGAGAAACGGTAAGGCACAGGCACAATCAGGTTACAATGACGATTTAGTTATGGCTTTTGCTACAGCTTTATATGTTAGAGATACAGCCATTCGTATGAGACAACAAGGAATGGATCTTTCAAGGGCTACAATGAACTCTTTTGTAAGTCTTAATCAAAGAAATACAGGTGTTTATAACGTTGCTCCTATGCAGAATAATCCTTACCTTATGGAAACGCCTGGTGGCCAAGAGGACTTAACCTGGCTATTAGGATAAGTTACTATTTATAAATAAAACATTTCAGAAATGGCAGAAAGAAATTTATTTACCTCACTCCAGAGGTTATTCTCAACTGATATATTAGTTAGAAACGTAGGAGGGGATGAGTTAAAGATTGCTGATGTTAATCACATTCAATCAACAGGGAAATATCAGACCAATTCACTATTGGATAGATTCTCTCGACTGTATATATACAATAACAAAAACATATTCAATCCAAACCTTAACTATCAAACACTTAGGGTACAGCTTTATTCAGATTATGAAGCAATGGATACAGATGCAATCATAGCATCTACGCTAGACATACTAGCAGATGAATCTACACTTAAAAATCAAGTAGGAGAAGTTCTTTCTATTAAATCTACAGACGAAAACATACAAAGAGTCCTTTATAACTTATATTACGATGTATTAAACATCGAATTTAACCTATGGTCATGGGTT